TCGACCATGTATACTTTACTTGCACCAGAGTCGAGAGCATGACAGCTGAACATACCAACACAAGTACCAATATCAACTACGATATCACCTTCTTGTACTTGACCCCACCATTCATAATCCTTATTAATAAAGAATTCTTTTCTCATGTTTGCTACATGATCCATGTCGAGAAAGCCCATGTCCATATTTTTGTTTAGCGTATTGTGATTCATAATCATATCCTATTAATGTATTAGTTGACTTCCTTCCGCAACTAACCCATCTATCATATCAAATGTTTGGTCGCCGTGTCCTGACTTTATTAAATCAACGACGGTCGGAAATTCTGTTTCTGTTTCAACTGTCAATGTGGACAGCTGCTTTTGTTTTTTGGGTGGGAACATATCTACTATATAATTACGAGCAGTTCTTTCAGTTTTAAAACTACAAACATTAGTTATACCGAAAGGGTTGTTAGCCGCAAAGGTTGCATAGACTCTGCCGTCATCCTCCATGCCTAGGTCATATCCATTATATGTACCAATAAACACACCCATGTTATTATCCGTTATTATGTACCTTATCTTTTTCATAGAGCTCTTTATATGTTGACCTTACAGCTTTAAAATGATCATTGTAATCAGCAGGCTCAAACTCAAACACTTGAGGTTCATTACCATCAACTCCAATGAATATCACTCCTTTCTTTACTTTATTACCAGTCATTTCTTCAAATGCTTTTGCGTAGAAAGATACTTGCATATAATAGTTTAGAATCCATTCTACTTTCTTTGGCTTCCTTGATGTCTTAAAATCAATGACCGCAAGTTCTCCATTCCATTCAGCAATACAGTCAACTTGACCTGCGGTTTGTAATTCGTTAGAATAGAGGAAACACTCCTGGTACCAAATATTATTTATCCGTTCATCCAATATAGGTTTCATTGTGTTGAATAGATGAACATTGGCAGGCATATGTTTTTTCGCAAAATCTGGATCGTTATCTAAATAATCTTCGCAGAGTTTATGAACGGCAGTACCACGTCGAGCAGCTTGAGTTGAAATTTTATTCGCTTCTGCATGACCAACACGATCTCTCCATTTTTGTATATCCTCTTTACCGAGAATACCTAAGACAGTCGTAACTGAGGGATAACCAGCACCAGACGGAGTTTGGTAAATACGTTTACCATCTACGGATGCTCGAGTTAATTTTTCGAGGACAGGCGCCTCGGGATTGTGTTCAAATTTAAAATTCATAATATAAGTTCCAATAAGTTGAGTAGAAAAGGTGGCCTTTCGACCACCCTTTCGATTTAAGCCACCATACGAGGCTTGAGAACAGTTGTCTCCTTTGCTATAATGTATTCTTTAACTAAACCGCTTCTTACGATATCTTCAATTCCGAATTGAACTACCTTAAAAGAATCGGTCATACGAGATAGGACCTTGAGAAAATCTTCGAGTCCTGAAGTGTCATGTTTGTGTCTAGTTCCAGCAAGATCATCCTGAGCTGTATCACCACAGAATATGATTCTTGACGAATCGCCAACTCGAGTAATGATACTATCGAGTTCGTGATAAGTCATACTTTGACATTCATCTACAATAATAATAGAATTATCAAACGTTAAACCTCTAACGAACGATGATGTCATAAATTTGACGGAAGACTTTTGAGATAAGATACTCCATGCGTCTCCTCGGCCAAATAAGTCATTTACTATATCAGCATAAGGTAAAGCGTATACTGCTTCTTTTTGCTGTAGAGTACCAGGCATAAAACCTTGTTCTCTTGTTTGGACTGCAGAACGAACAATAATAACTTGATGGTAATTATCATTACTTAGTATATCACATAAGCCTAGATAAAGACCACACATTGTTTTTCCTGTTCCTGCCGTACCAATTGCAGCAATATTATACCCAGCGTTATAACTATCGAAAAATTCACCTTGGGTATCCGTTAAAGGACGAATCTGATTCATACTGAATTTAGTATCCATTCTTGAACCTTCTTTTTCCTTTCTCGACAATTTTTTATCCTTTGATGATATACGACGTGCTCTTGACATAAAACCTCCTTTGCATCAACAGATGTAAGAAGCAATTAGAATTACTTCCAATCGTTGATTTTGTTTCCAGTGTATGATTTGTTTTGTTTCATTGATGTAAGTATATCACGAAAACCTTGGTCGGGTTTCATCCTTCCAAGGCGCGCAGACTCAATCACGGGTTGTCCGCTAAGAATGACAGATTTTAAATGGGGGTTATCTTTTTTGAACTGGTCTATCGCGGACATCGACATGAACTTCTCGATTCGCTCACCAGTTGTTTTATCTTCAAAGGTATATGTAGGCATTAGTATCCAATCTTATATTCCATAATAGTATTTATACGATTGACTCGTAGATTTCTTTCCAATTTTTAACTTTTACTATATCATTATTGGTATAGTCTTTATTAAAATCATGTTCAATCAGAATTGCTCTGAGTCCTAAGTTTGCGCCACATTCAGCATTGAGAGGTTTATCTTCAACCCAGATACATCCGCTATCTTTGTAAGGTAATAGACCTTCGTCTTTATCATCCCCACAGTCTAAACAGATTAGTTCTTCAAACACACCTTTACCAAATAATCTTTCAAGATTTTCCATTCTTGCTTTCTTGGCGTATTCATCTGTTGATAACGAAGTGATACAGTGGAATATGTATCCTTCACTATGTAGCTTTTTAACGTATTTGATAGCATCACCTAATGCAGGTAGAAATCCAATCCTAGCTGATTCATTAAACTGTCTAACAAGCATTCTTGATTCAGTTTTTGTGATATGAAAAGTAGTAGCAACATCGTAGACGCCTTCTTCCATTGCTTCAAGGCCATTACTTTCTGCCATCCACTTATAGAATGCGTATTTCCAATCAAGGAGAACACCGTCGCAATCTACGAGGATTAGTTTGTCTTTTCTGTGGTCCATATTATTCCTGTTCTTTATTAATTTATAGTACCATTATACAACAGTATACTATGAATGTCAACAACTTTATGAAAGAAAAGTTCTTTTATTAGACAATTTATGCTTTTGGAGGTCTTTCCTTGCCTGATTCTTCTTTTTCTTCTGTTGTTGATCTTGTTTCTTAAAATCTTGCCAGTCTTCAGAATGGACGGTTGATTTGCTCCGCCGAGGCATGTGCATTTCCTTTTACTTAAAGTTAAGTGGATCTGTGAATAGTGTTGGAAAAGCCGATTCCAATGTTTTCTTTGTAAGTCCTTTAATTGGAGTATGCGAAATCATATTCTCTGATAACATATTTGCATCTGGAATGTATAGGTCTTCAAGTAATTGAATAAACAATGCTTCTCTTCTATTCGTATTAAGGGCGTCGTATCCACCACCTAAAAAGAAAATTCTCAAACGTCTTGCTTCTCTATATAACAAAGTTTCAAGATCAACGAGCTCATTCTCTTTGAATGGTGGTTTACTATCAGGTACTAAGAACTCGATATCTTCATCGTAAATTAAACGAAGAACTTGTCTTAATGGTATAGTGTCGTGTTTTTGTAAGTGCTCGACTTTTCCTTTTACACTTTTTTCTTTTGCAGATGTATTGATTATATCTGCGATTGCTATTCTTAACATATTAAAAATCCTGTATATCACCAATCAAATTTTTCAACTTTTGTTTAATGAAGTAATTGAATAAGTGAGACCTTCCCACCTCTTCTTGGTTATTATATTCCTCAAGAATATTATCAACGAACTCCTGAGGTATCATCGTAAGATCAATCATTTGTTTATTACGATTGAACCTTAATTTTGTTTCTTCGTCCATTGCGCTTGGATCTTTACTGTATAATTCAATACGCTTCTTAGTCATTGGTTTTTGTCTTTCACCAATAGCAAGACAATTATCAGGACTTAGTATGTTTGGTACACCATCACCAGTGTCACCACGAAGAACGTGTTCTGTTATATATTGTTGAGGATTTGCATGACTTACCCACTTCTTAAGGACGGGATTGTATTGGTCAACATTTGCGAATCTTTGTAATTGAATAAAGTCCTTATCACCAGAGAGAACAAGAATCTTTTCAGCTCCTGTATTCAATTCAGTACCATGTTCCATACAGAGTGTTGCGATAATATCATCAGCTTCACAACGATCAACATAGACTACCTTGTAAGGAAAGAACTCTTCAATTTCTCTACGTATTTGGTGAATGATATCAAACAAAGCATGCCA